ATCGTACCTCCTTTAGTTTCGTTTGAGGTTTACGAGATAATCCACGTCGTACTGCCAATACTCCCCGGTCCCCGCTTCCGTGTCCGCCGGGACGCTCGTCAGACTCGCCCCCTGTCGCTCCATAAACAGATGCGTCGCGCTGGTGATCGTCAGGTCGCAGTCGTCGTACAAGGCGCAAAGGTTCGTGAAGGCGTCCTCGATCTCCGTCGACCCGGACGCCGATGAGAAGATCGAGAACTGTATAATGGCTTCTTCCAACCGCTCCGTGAACGTGTCACGCGGCACGTCGCTGATGAGGTAGTACACCGCATACGGCCACGTTGGACTCTGCGGAGCGCGGGCCTTGTAGAGCCGCCCACCGATGGAGGTGGAGAAGGCGGAGCCGGTCGCCTTCGAATAGATCGCTGTCGTGAGGTTCTTCACGAGATGACCTCGCGACACAACAGATCAAGTTGCACATTTCGCTCTTCACGATTCACGATAGAGACGATAGAAAAATAACGGGAGGCAAACTTCACCCTCCACGCAGCCGAGACGCCGGGCAGATAACGGATCCTCACGTTATGCGTTCCAACCATTGTCTCCGCGCCTGCCCGGACGATCTCTCGCGTTGAGGTGGGCCAGATGGCCGCCGGAACATCGGTGTACTGCGCCACGAAGGAATCCGTGCTCCCGCCCATACCATCCGGAACGGAAGAGATGGCCTCCAGGTCGATCCGATGGCGAAGATCCCCGGCGTTCATCAGAATCGGATCGCCTTGTAACGGTAATCGTCAAGCAACCCATCGACGAAGTTCCTGGGGATGGGCGCCACTGTCTGCCCGACCCCCACCACCACCGCCTGCGGGTTGTCGTACATGGTCCCCACCATAATCTTGATCCACGACTTGATATCCTCCGGCACGTCGGACGCCGCGCCGAACCCTGCGACGAACCGCACCCGGACCGCGTTGACTTCATCTCGCGTGACAGGCCACACTTCCCCATAGGCCGGGGTGATGAGTCCCGGTATCGTGTCCGTGTCCACGGAATACAGGAGGGCACTCAGCGTCTGCTGCGTCCCGTCCGTGTCGATGTACTTGACCGACGTGACCGATTGCAGGGGAGGCAGCGGTACCACGATCCCGCCGGTAGGGAAGCCGTCGAGCACAAGTTCCCACGTCTGCGTAACCAGCGCGTGAAGCGTGTACGTCTCCGCAAGTTTACGCGCCGTCGTTATGAGCGTCCCGATGTCCGTGTCGTCGGTGGCGACGGCCACGCGCAGGGAGGGAGACGCTTTAGCCTCGCTGACGGAAATGGGTTCCGCGCTCGGTGCCGTGATAAGAGTCAGCGCCATTTAATGCCCCCTGTATCGGTTCGTAGGAGTGCTCGTTCTACGCCACGGTGATGTCGGCGTCTCCGTGTTCCGTGCGGCGTTCGTCCCTTGCGTCCCGCCCCTCGGTGCGGCCCCGTGCGGAGATTGCATTGCCTGAACAGTTGCCCCTTCTTCCACGCCTGCGCTATCCGACGCCGATACCGCGTACAGCGTGTAGTAAAGATTTACGTCTACACCGTCCGAGACGGACGCCACATCCGGAACGTCAAGCGTGATCGTGTCGATGAGCCTGTACGCCGCGTCGGATACCGCGATGACTTCCTGCGCTAGAACGTTCAGCGCATTGAGTATCGCCGCCATCGAGTCCTGCGCCGCTACGGCGTCAGACGCCGATACATTCAGCGCGTTCAAGCGGACGGAAACGGAGTCGGAAAGCGTTACCGCATCGGACTTCGTAACTTCCCTGCCACCCGATATCGCACGGGCAACCTGCTCGGTCGCCGTAGCGACATCCGACACGGATACGACAAGCAGGTTTAGGGCAACTGCCGTCTCATCGGATACCCCCGCCGTATCTGACTCGGCGACTATCCGTGTTGCCTGATCCTCGATGGACCGGCTGACGACCTCCACCGTGTCGATGGTATCCGCTAGATTGACAAGGATCTTATCGAGCCTATCCGCTACATTCTCGGTCGTCGCGACCTGATCCGCAGCCGCTACGTTCAGGCGGTTTAGCGAAACGGATGCGCCATCCGTTACTGCCGTTTTATCCTGAACGGCAACGTTCACCTGCCCGACGCCGGTGCTCAACGACTCCAGCGTCGCTACGGTATCCGACAGGCTGATTAGGATCTTGTCTAACTGATCCGCCGTACTTTCGGTGGCGGTCGCCGCATCGGATAAGAACGCCAGGAGTTTATCGAGTCTCGCCGCATCCGAATCCGTAGCGGTTACAGTATCGGACCGACTGACGGACAGGGCAGCGACCTCGCCCTCGATTTGCGCCGACACGGACTCCGATACCGATACCGCGTCCGCTTGCGCCGTATCGAACTCTCCGACTTCAGACCACTCCGACCACGTGAGAACGTCGTCAACAACAGCAACGGTATCCGAGGCAACAGCGGACAGGTCGCCCAATCCCTCCCGCTGTACGGCGGGCGATTCCGTAGCCGCCACGGAATCGCTCTCCGACACAGAGAGGTACGTCACCTCGTCGATATTGAACGTCGGCGAGGCCGTGATCGGTACGCCTGACGTGACGGAGGACGATGGTATATACCCCGTCACCACTTCCTGAGCGGTTATATCGTACCCGGCAACCGCCGGAAGCGTGATCGTTACGGCGGTATCACTCGTCCGTACCACAACGGACACGTCCGCGAGCAGGGAGGCGATGACTTCCGCATTCCACCCCGCCGACTCGGACTGCGCTGAGATCAGGCCGAGGATGATGTCGGAGCGTACCGCGTCATCGAACGTAGTGCTGATCTTGCGGGCGTCCTTGAACTCCGTAGCGGAGACAGAATCGGACTTGGATACCGCCAGCGCCGCTGCTTCGCCCTCACGCGCTACCGAAGACGTGTCGGTTGCCGTAGCGATATCCGACAGGGAGGCGGACAGATACTCCAATTGATCCGCAGTGGAATCCTGCGCGGATACGTCGTCGCTCACCAACAGGGAGGCGGACGCGATCTCCCCGTAAGTAACGGATGCGGAGTCGGTAGCCGCCGTGCTGTCGCCTGCGGACAGTTGCAAGAGGTTAAGCGCCGCGCCCACAGATTCAGCGATGATTGCGGAGTCAGACGCGGACACTTGGTGGTCCGCGATCCCGCCGAACGATGCGGACGGAGCATCCGTCGCCACTACGCTGTCTTCGGAGGACAGTTGCAACAGATTCAGCCGCGCACCTGCCGAGTCCGATACGGCTGCAGAATCGCTTCTCGACAGGAGCAGCGGTTCCAACTTCTGCGCGAGCGATTCCGTGACGACTACGCTGTCCGAATTACTCGCCAGCAGCGGTTCTAGCTTCTGCGATAAAGATTCCGCCGTCGCAGTCGAGTCCGACACAGACAGCGTGCGCGGAGACGTTGCCCCCGCCGCCACCTCGAACGTCGGCGATGCGACGATTGCCGAGGTGCTTCCCACAAGCGCAGTCGCCGGGATTGTACCGGTGATCGTCTCACTCGCCGTGATGTCGAACGACGCGCACGCCGGAAGCGTAATGGTGACAACCGTATCCGACGTGCGTACTACAGTCGCGTGATCCGCTTCCAGCGCCGCCTTGACGACGGCGTCCCAACCCGTGCCCTCGGACTGTGCGGAATCCAGCCCCGCGATGATCGCGCTGATGGCGTCAGCGAACGCGGAGAATTTCACCGACGCCGTAGGAGCCGATTCGGTAACGGCAGCGGAATCGGATGCGGACAAGGTGCGTGGGGCGACCACTCCGAGAACTACCGCAGGAGTCGCCTCTGTAACCGCCGCAGAATCAGACGCCGATACGGTCCGAGGGGATACTGCCGCATCTATTCTCTCTGCGGTCTCTGAATCCGTGACCGCCGTAGTCTCTGACACGGCGATATTGTGGTAGTTCGTCAGCCGAAACGCGATGGCCGCTATGCTGTTCGCGTCGGAAGAGGAGAATGTAAGCGTTGCCGGATCTTCCGATCCTGCAGCGACCACTACCTTCGCGCACAACGCGGTGGTCGATCCCACCGTAGTCGACGCCTGCCCGGTGTTCGCGGTAACCGACCATGTATTGTATCCGGTAGGCCATGTGTTTACCGTGGAGTCATCATCGTCCAAATGCGCTATTACGACGACAAGTGCGTTGGCGGTCGCCGTGACGATCGCGCCGCAGTCGGCTGTGGCAGCGGTAACTGCGACCGGCGTATTGATGACCTTATCAAGGATGTCGTTCGCCAGCCCTCCAGAGAACGTCATCACCACGCAGGACTTGAGAATCGTGCCATCCCGTGCGATGGCGACTACCGAATCCGGTGACGCCCCCATGACCTTGTAGCCGAAATGCGCTCCGGGGTTCGCGCCGGTTCCGTTCTCCGCCAGGGTATAACCAGCGGTAGTGATGCTATTCTGGCAACTGATGTCCCCGGATACCGCTACACATACCAGATCGCCCGTGGTCGTGCCGGTCGGCAGGGATACGTTCTGCGATCCCGTTCCGGCGGTGATGGCCCCAGTTGTCGGTGTGCCGCGTAGCCCCCATGCCATTTAACGCAGCGCCCTTACTCGCCAGTAGTAGTGCGTGCCGGGGCTAAGGTTCGTCGCGTTGTAAGTCGTCTCGGATGTCAGCACATCCGCCACCGCGTTAGTAAATCCGGCGTCGGTCGCCACCATCAACTGATAGAGGACCGCGCCGCTTACCTCAACCCATGAGAACGTCACGCCGGAGGCCATACCGACCGTTGCTCCTGCGGCGGGGTAGGTGAGGACGGGGGCCGAGCCGCCTCCTAACAGCCCGATGTACCCGTTCGTGCTGATGGCGTAATCGTCTACATCCGCCCATCCGCCATTTGTAAAACCCTGGCCATTGCTGAATAGTTGCCATGATAGAAGCGCCCTCTGATAGCACACATTCGTGTGTTGGTTTACCAGAACGCCGTCTACCCATTCCTCAAATACCCCATCACAACCGGAGGTTTCCCTTTTATAGTGGGTTTCATATGCGTGCCACAACCCATCTCCCGTACTGCCGCCGTTTATAGTTGCGAACGTCGAAAGAGAGTTTGAGAGAACAGACCCCCCACAAGAGGCATCGCCTGAGTGATCCGGTTTATGCCAATAGTCGCTAGATGGATTGGTGATTCCAGCGGACAACAGAGATATCCCGTCACCTCCTAAAAACTCCGATCTCCATTCGGTTTGGTCCGCATAGTTGAATTTCCACGTCGGATCGCCAGTTATTGTGTTTGAGAATCTAAGATAATACCTATACCAAACCTCATTTACCGCACTGCTTAATTCCATCGTTGGACCTATGGTGCCGCTGACTACAGGCGGGCCACCCGGAGCAAGCCACTGCCTGAATCCCTTGCCCCCGCCTCCCGCCGCCATGTTCCCTGCCGTACTGATTTCAGAGTAATGGCCCCCGGAAGTGGCGCACGAATCCGTCCTAACACCGCCGCAATCGTCGCCTGTATTCTGCAAAAAATTACACGGTCCGGTAGTGTCTTGCCACGCCGCACAGTTGAACGTGGAAGACCATTCACCCCCGGAAAGCGTAATCGTTGCGGAAGAAACTCCCGGCGACAGCATCAGCAACAGGATCAGGAGAGCGCGAAGTGCGTACCTCATCCTACGGGACCGCCTTGAACGCGATGATGATTGTTGCACCGTCATCCTGCAGGGTGTTCTGACGGTTGACTACATCCCCGGATGCGCCATGCGACGCCATGACCTTGTAGGCCGTCGAAGCGGATTGATTCGATGGAGTGTTGTTTCTATATTGAACCGTCCCTGCGTTTGCCCACCCTCCCGTCTGCAACGTCCAAGTGTTAAGGCTTGCACCGCACCAATATGCGATTACAATCGCCCCGTCCGTGTTGGTGGAAATTCCCGTGATCGTCACGTCAAACGGAGTGCTGGGTGCCGCGTATCCAGCCGCAACCTGCGCTACATCCACCGCCCATGTATTGCTTGAAACGGAAGATCGAAAGACGTGCATCGTTGCCGTAAAGTTCGATGTCCCGGTTGTTACCGTAAATTGCGGGTTGGCGTCCCACGTGCCATCGTAACGGCACCAGAAAAGCCGTGCGGTCTGAACTTCCGAGGCGGCGTTACGGATAATCGTCTCCGAAGTCCACGCCTGCCCGCCGTCCACGGCTACGGTGATGTTGCGGTCCACGTTGAACTCCCTGTAGTTGCAGATGACGACTACAAGATCGCCCTCTGCCATGCTACCGGGCGGTGTGATCGTATTCGTCGGGCCTACATCGCTCCCATTGTCGGCAGGCGCGGACGCGCTGGCGAAATAGGTGATATTTCCTGTGCCACCCCCTCCCGCCGCTGCCGCCTTCTTCTTGAAGTACATGAAGTGATGCTGCTCGGCCTG